TACAACTCTTCTTAATACTATTATTAGAAAAGACCCTGCAACAACTGCTTCTGCGGCGGTTGCGAGCGCGGCAATGGCTGCCGATGCAGCAGCACTTTCCTCTACAAGTATTCTTACATCTAATACGGCTGCAGTGAGCCTTGGTAATACTGCTATTACGCAAGTACATACTCTTCTTTCAAATGGCTCTTATACAGAAGCCCTTTCCTCAATCATGTCAGCAATGACACAAATACGCGAGTCTACTGCATTCAAAGCGGGCGAACCGGCAGTACTGGCTATGCAGCAGCAACTTGCGGCTCTTTACCAGCAAACGGTGCAACGTAATCCGGCTTCTACTGCCTCTGCCGCAGCAGAAAGTAGTGCACAAGTTGTGCTTCAACAATCTCTTGCGAGTACCGATGTAGCAACTTCTGCGGCGGCGGCGGCTTCTCTTGTAAACTTTATAAACGCAAATACTGCCACGAGTGTTTCATTAGGGAACTTTGCTTCTGCCCAATCTTTAATAGCAACAGCAATTCAACAAATCATGACGTCCAGCGCGTATGCAGCAAGTGACCCAGCAACTCTTGCACTTTTAGCCACTCTACAGAATAAAATGTTAGATGTTGCCAATGAAAATCCCGAAAGTCGCACTGCGCAGAAAACAGCTTCTGCTGCACAATCCTATTACATGTCCGCACTCCAAGGGACCGATTTACCTACCTCCATACAGGCAGCAAGCAATCTCGCGACTTCTGTAACAAGTTCTGTGAATTCCCTCATGGGAACAGGTGCATATACCGTGGCATCTCAGTTAATCAATCAGACTCTTCAGGCCATTTACTTTTCTACAGCCTATCTCTCAGGTGACCCAGCCACTCTACAAACTGTAAAGACTCTTACTGGCCTTCTGCAGACTGCAAATGCGAAAATCCCCCCTTCTATGGCTACTGCTTCTGCTGCTGCCGCCGAGGCTGCGCAAGTTGGTTATATGAGTAATCTTCAAAATGCGGACCCCAATGTTTCTGCTCAAGCCTGTTTGAGTCTTGGTGTTTCTGTAATAGGTACTGTCAACACACTATTATCTCTCGGCTCAAATCAAGTGGCCTTAAATATACTAAAGGGTATTATTGCTTCTATTTCTACATCTACAGCGGTTTCTTCTGGGAATCCGCAAGTCTTATCTCTTCTGAAAACACTTACTAAAATGCAGGCTACTATACAGGCAACACAGGAACAGCCGCAACCAACTACAGGGGCAAACCAAACCACAGGAGCAAACCCTGAAAATACCTTTATACTTTCTGAGAATAATTCAAAGGGCTACGGCTATGGAGAGGGCTATGGATATGGTTATGGGAAAGGGGGTGGAAGCAAGAAGGTAAAGAAAGCGAAAAAGGGCGGCAATAAAACGCGCAAACATTCTAAAAAGTTATAAATGATGTAAGATAATAGATATGAATCCAGCGCAGTTTGTAAATCTTATGGGAAATTTAAAAAATGGTGGCCTCCCTTCCATGGATAAATTTGCGAATGTTTTTTCAAATATTGGTGGGGGGGTTGATGGTTTAGCAACAATGATTACTAATGCCCAAAATAGTATTCAAAATGATATTTCTGGACAAATCTCCAAAATAAATAGAGAGATTAAAAATCTAGCTGTAGCAAATGCAACTTATATTACTAATAAAGCGATTGGCAAAGATGTTACTGGAATGCCATCGGCGGAATCTATTGTAACAAACATAAATACTCGCATACAAACTGAGCTAAAGGAAATTATGGAGAAGGCAAGAAAAGCTATAATGGGAAAGCTTGCTATTCCTGCTCCCGTTTCCGGCCCAAATTACGTAGGCGGTTTTAAAACAGGGAAAACAGGAAAAACATTGAAAAAAGTTTCAGTATTACATCGTACAAAAACACATCGGCGCTCCGCGGTGGTTTCGAAAGTCTAACTACTATGTAAGAGAGTGTTAATGGATGATTTTAGTGATTTTAGTGATTTTAGTGATACGGAAGAAACACAGTTTGGAGGATTCATAGGTGGATATTCGGATCCTCAGAAGGCCATGAATGATTTAAGTGGTATTACCCAAAGCGTCGCCGGTATTTCTGCTACTTTGTCAATGCTTCCAGGTGGTGAAATGCTTGCAGTAAAAATAGCTCCTATATTGTCACAAATACAGAGTATTGCAGGAATTATATTAGGCATGAACAGTGGATTAAAAACGTTGCAGGAAAAAGTCTTTTCAGATTTGTCAAACGCAATGAGTGCTGCTGTGAACTCAGCAGTAGTTGCATCAAACACGGCGACGAATCAAGTACTAGTAAATGCAGGAATACCCTTGGTTCCTAACCCTCGTAGTGGGACACTTAGATCTTTTTCAACGGATGATGAAGGAAATGTAGTTGACCCCGATGGAAATGTAATTGGTCCTCCTGGTAGTACTATTGACCCCAGTGGAAATGTAGTTGATCCCGAAGGAAATGTAGTAGCTACTCCTGCTGATATTTCGACTCCTGCCGGCAACACAAGCGGTGAAGGGAATACAGGCACAGGAGAAGGGAATTCAGGCACAGGAGAAGGGAATTCAGGCACAGGAGAAGGGAATTCAGGCACAGGAGAAGGGAATTCAGGCACAGGAGAAGGTAATTCAGGCATGGGAGAAGGTAATTCAGGCAATTCAGGCAATTCAGGCATGGGGGAAGGCAATTCGGGCAATGCAAATAGTGGAGGTGGTAGAAGAAAGACAATGAAGTGGCGTAATCATGCAACAAGACGCAAAAAGAAGGCAAATGTAAAATAATATAGTACAGTAGTAAAATGACCAAGTCTAATATTATTCTTGGAGCAGCTGTTGTAGGTATTCTATTTATTACGGTTGCCTACAATATTGGCAAAGTAAAAGTTGTTGAAGAAATTCAGAAGGTGGAGACTTTCCAAGTGCCCCCTACGGTTCTTCCTAAACAAAATACTGCCACAGATAATCCTCTTACACGCGCACAAAAGTTTTCAGAGACGGCTCATCCCGCTCGTATACAGAATGACGGCCAAGAAGGTTTCCAGAGTTATTTGAATCCCTATGACTATCCTTCTCCTAGTATTTCCCAGGCCTATGAGTTTCGCCTGGACCGCAAATCCCTTCTCAGTTAATGGAAGGGCTGTACCGTTAAATCTTTATTTAAGAATGAAATTTCTTAAATACAGATTTTTTGCTGGGGGGCTACGATTTTATAGAAGAAACTTTAGCGCTTTCATGAGATACAGTTTAGTTTCCGTGTTATGCATTTTCCCTCTAGACAATAGAGGATGAAGGCCATAGTATTTTTTACAGCATTATTCGTTGTACTTGGTGTTGTATGGTATAAGGCAAATATTAGCGAGGGATTTGACGATTTTCCTCCCAATCCTGAACTAACCATACCGATTATTTCTCCGCGCAGCCAGACTCTTGCTTCTGGTGAAGTAAAACCATTTACAGAGCCCAGTACTGCATTATTGGCCCCTCCTCCCGGTCAACAAGCATCAGTGAATGCATTGCCGGCAGAAGACCCTGCCATGCAAAAGGCAAAAGAGTCGCGTGTAAGTGGCGTCTACGAAACAATGAAGGGATTCTTTACAACAGAAGCGCCAGGCTTGCAAAAACTGGGCGACCCCAATGTGCAATTACCCCTTTCTACTGCCCGCAGTGATTTACGGCGCCTGAAGGATGAAGTAGATGTTATGAAGAGAAACCCTGGGCTTGAGAGCTCTCTTACCGACGAGGACTTAAACGGAATAGAGGCCAATCTGGCTTACTTACAGAAGAAGTGGCGCCTTTCTGTTTCAGCCGGCGGCGGCCCAATGCCACCCCACGAAGGATTTACTGATACACCTAGTGGACCCAGTCGCGGGTGGTTTTCCTCATTTTTTGGAGGGGCAGAAGAAGGGTTTCAGGCCACCACGAGCGGTCCTAGCACAGGTCCCAGCACAGGTCCTAGCACAGGTCCTAGCACAGGTCCTAGCACAGGTCCTAGCACAGGTCCTAGCAGAGGTCCTAGCACAGGTCCCAGCACAGGTCCTAGCAGCAGCGGCAGTGGCAGTGGAAACGCAATAACGATGGATGACCTCATGGCTTTTGTTAGAAGAGTTGAGATTGTTATTACACAATTGCAGGCTTCTGGAGCAACTGACCCTAATATTACTGCTCGCGTAAAAATTCTTACTACATTAAAAAATACATTAAATGACCTTATGTCTGATATTAAGTTGGGGATAAAGAAGATTGATTCGATTAAAACAACAAAGGCTGAATTAGACGCGATTATTCCTAAACTTGGAAATATTTCTACACCTCTTTCTAATATTTTTGAGTCCGCTGGAATTGATTCCGTACTAAATCTCCTTTTTCCTCTTTATGGTAGTGGTGACGGAAGCGGTGCTCAAACTGCAATGGCCATGTTTAAAAAGTATTTAACCGATATACAGCAGAATACTTCATGGGATATTGAGTTACGCTACAAGAGTCCTGCAGAACAAGAAATAGCAAGGAATTATGCTTATGGTAATTATTTTGGCCGCGGTGGTCAAAGGAACCAATTCAATATAGATTTGTCAGGGGATTCTACAAATGAAGTGGATTATTCCAACTATGGTGGAGTATTTAATACGTTGCTTGGATCACTTTCGGGTGTAAGTGCAACGGCAAATGTTAATGGTGCGGGAGGCGCGGGAGGCGCGGGCGCGGGAGGCGCGGGCGCGGGAGGCGCGGGCGCGGCAGCAGGTTCTTCTGCTGAAGGATTTGATTGGCATAAACGTTCTATTCAAGTCTGCAAGCAAATTGATATGCGTGGGTATAAATCCTATGATTTCGGATGCTTAAAGGACCCAAATGTTCTGAAAGATGCTAATTTCTCCTGGCGCGGATACATGCGTATGGTTTGCACACGGCTGGCAACTCTGTATGACCCTAGTATTCCTGAATTGTGCGGTTGCCCTCCTCCAAGTTGGCAGGGGTGGCGGCCTTAGGGCCCGCACAACACTGTTGTGGCAGGTGCCAAAGTTGTGTTAGAAGCTCAAAATAAATACTCCCCCTGGAAGTACTTATTTTCTGCACAACACTGTAGAGCAGGACTTATGCGCCTTCAGTCAACACAATCTATAGGATTAGCATTTTTATTAGGGTGTGCCCTAATGTACGTGTTACTCCAGCGTTTTCCACGAAGCCGCGAGGGATTTGAAGATAATTCCAGATGTTCATGTGGTGCCGCTTTACCACCTTCTAACTGCCCGCCTGTGCCAGATTTGTCAAAGTATGTTCTCAAAACTTCCATTCCTCCCTGCGCTGCAAAACCTGATATGGACAATTACATGTTGAAGAGTGAGTGCCCTCCTACTCCCGATCTGTCACAATATGTACTGAAAACTTCTATTCCTAAACAGCAGCCAATTATTATAGATACAAGCGAAGAGCGCAAGGCTAAATGCGGTGAATGTCCTCCTTGCCCTCGTCCTCGCTGCCCCGAAATTAAATGCCCTCCTCCTGCTGTATGCCCGGCGCCTGCACCATGCCCTCGTGCTGTCTGCCCGCAAACTACAGTCAAATGCAAGTCAGAAGAAGTTGATCCTTCCCCGGTTCGCCCTTTCCTCGCACCATTAGGAATGAACCCCTTTGGAAATGGTTAGAAGCCCATTATGTGCCAAAATTAACTAGTGTGTTGTGCAGAACTAATGTGCATAACACGGTAGAGTATGGACACCAGATATTGGGGGCCATCCGCCTGGCGCCTCTTACATTTAATCAGTTTTGCCGCCAAACCATCGACCGCCAGAAAAGTCTCTGCATTTTTCTGGACAATCCCCTACATTCTTCCCTGCAAATTCTGCCGAAAGAGTTTTTCAGAGTATCTTGAAAAAGACCCCGTTCCAAGCACTGCTACTGACCTCCCTAAATGGCTCTGGAGAATGCACAAACGTGTTAATGCAAAGCTGCGGTCGCAGGGCCAGAAGATTGATACAGACCCATCATTTGCCGCAGTCGAGAAGATTTATACTGAACGCCTGGAAATGGGATGTACAAGAACCAACTTTGAAGGCTGGGAGTTCCTTTTTTCTGTTGCAGAAGGTCATCCACTAAGTCGTGCCGCCGCTGCAAGTACGCCAATAGTTGGCCACCCTCCTTTAGAATTAGTGTTTGACCCCCTTGACCAGAACCGCTGGAATATTATGCCGGCAGAATTGCGCTGGATATTTTACACGCAATTCTGGAAACTTCTTCCGGATGTTCTTCCTTTTCCAGAGTGGACTGCAAGTTGGAAGGGAGCTGTTCGTGATTCACTTCCTCCCTGTCGCACAAAATGTCTCAAATATGTTTGGACAATCCGGCGTCACATGGAAAAAGATCTTGAACTTCTAAATCGTACTACTTATTCCTCTCTTTGCAAGGAAATAGAGGATCATAAGAGCGGCTGTTCCATGTCTACTTCTGCGCGGCAGAAGACCTGTAGAAAGAAGCCTACGGAATCATAGGGCACGTATGGCTCATATTCTCACTTCTACCGGTCATCTGCATGGTCAGGCGGGAACCGGCGTTTTTGACATTTTTCAGAAGGGACTGAAGCGTGGCTCTACGCAACTGCCTTATGCACCCAGCAAGCGTTATTTTTATGTGGAACATCCTGAAGAAGGTTGGCGCGTCTACTTGCGTGCAGCCTGTTTTGTTCATGAACAATATAAACCATTTCGTCCTGACCGATTTATTATTGTAAAACGGACGGGCGGCGACCCAGCAAAGGCGTCGTGGGAGCCGCCAAAAGGGCAAATGGAAGCAAGGGATGCAAGAGGGCCTCATCGCAGTGTCATGCAACTCTTGAAGGATAATATACGGCGAGAGGTAGAGGAAGAGGCAAAAGTGGCTAATCTGCGCGACTTGAGTCACACGGGACTAATTCTTCAGAGTGTTGAGCCGGATTTTCCACCCAATACTTATTTTCAATATCACGTCTTCAGCGCATATGCACATAGTAAACAGATTCTTAGTGCATTTCAGGAATTTGAGAGGCTAGAGAAGAATCCTGAGGAATTCAAGAAGCTTCGCGCGGACCAGCGGGAAAAAGATGCTGTGGCTTGGTATGACGGCAGTAAAAAGATGATGGGGAAATGGTCACCAACTCTTCTGAAAATGTATATAGAGTTTTTTACACATGGCTCCACGCGCGCCTCCACGCACGGCTCCACGCCTTAAAAATTGTGTGGGCACCCGCCCCATCACGGCTCCCAAAGATGAAAAACCTGTGCCCCTTTCCTGGCTGTAAGCAGCGTCTCACACTTACTTCTATTAAATGTAAGTGTGAGAAAATATTCTGTTCCAAGCATAAGCATTATACTGAGCACGGCTGCACATTTGATTATGCGGGACAGGCTCGAGAGGAACTCTTGAAGACGATGGGTGCACCTATTATTGGTCTGAAACTGAACACTATCTAAATGACCGGTTGGAATATTTTGTCTTCATCATCCTTCTTTTTTACGTTTTGTGGTGTCTTCCCCAAATAAAGGTGTAGATCTCTCAGTGCCGCTTTATTGATTCGTTCACACTCCATATAATAATTCATTAAGAGTTCCCTTGTCTGCTCTGCAATATTATTAACAGCATTCATTCCCTCATTCTGAACAAATGTACTTGTTTTGAACTCCCCGCGTGTAACAGAAGCCTGGTCAAATAATTGAAATAAAATATTCATTGAATTTTGTACATGATTCTCTTGAAGATTTACGAGGCTCGCCACATGAGAACGGAGCTTTTCTATAATACTCGAATTATTCAACTTAATCCGATTATTTTCGTGTCCCCTGCAAGGGGCAATGAGTGATTTTTTCACTTCATCAATGGAACGGGGAATTTCTTCATCTTTTACATTTGCTTTATATTCGAAATAACCTTTGAACGCGCGGCGAAACTCCTTGTACTTTGCACTATCCGTTATACGCGGAGTACCTCTTTCCACTCCTTCAAGAAAAAGGGCAGACAGTGCTTTTAAACCGTAGGAAGTTGTCACGGAACTTCCTGGTTTGGGAAGGGCACCATCGGTTGCATAAGGGAAATTCGAACGGCAAATGTCACTATAGGCGGATTTTACATCACCTCTAAGACCAGCGGGATTAATAAGAGATGCACCGAGAGCAATTGCATATGCTTTTACATAGGGGCGCTGAGCCAATGCCTCCCATAACTCCTTTATTCTCATTGATTGCGGAATCCTCTCTGAATCTTTTGGAACAGGAAGACCATCTCTCATTTCTATTACGCCCTGAGTTTGATACGTATCATCTGTCGTTATTATTTTCTTAAAAGAGCGCTCTAAATATACTTGTAGAGATAAACCATCTGAACTAACTAATTTATTATTTGTTCCAGAAAACTCCTTCTGTTTATAACCATCCGCATATGTTGTAGGATTTACATATTGTGACAATTCTAGAGGAATTACAGTGGGAGGCGGATTAGTCATTCGCAACTTTACTGTGAAATTATTACCTCGTTTTTGTTCTACAACCATTTCCGTTTGAATATGAATGGACCTCTGAACCTTTTCCACTTTTATATTTGTTTTGAAATCAATATTCACTTTATTTGTTTTTGCATCAGGGCTCACTTTTAGTGCTGTTATTAAACTGTCACTCAAGGCTGTTTTGATAAAAGACGCATTTGTTTCTACTCCTGTTATATCATTTGTTATGTTATATTTCATTAGGAACTGTCCTATAGAAAACTCTGCAGGAAGTTCAACATCCAGTATAGAAGAAAAAAAAGATTCGAAACGTTGTGCAAAATTCGAGTAATTTTCTATTTTATATTGTGACTGTGTGACTTGTATTCGAGGTGTAAATCCATTTCCAGCCATTCCTACATTTATAGGGCTTATTGTTATATTTTTATTGGGAGTATTGGGCATTTTCAGTTTTACATTATTAAACTGCATATCAATTGACGAATCTGTACTAAGAGTAAAAACAATATCTGCTGTAAGTTTTCGCCCATCACTTTTTTCATATAAAATACTTAATCCACTTATAGAATCTTTTTCATAAGTTTCTGCAGCAGCAGGGGGGGGTTGGCCAGAAGGGCGCTGTGGTCCATAGAGTGAATCATAACTAAATAAGAGCGCCCCTGAAAATGAAGCTTTTTTATCTGGTATAAAATATGCTCCATCTCCCCCTTTAATAGTACCTATATCTTCTGGAATATATGTATTTAATACATTATAAGGCGTTGCTCTAATAAAGTAACGTGATTCTGCAGGTATAGCTCCTCCACGCGTAAACCCAAATGATGGAAACTCCCAAGAAGGTTGCGCAAATCCTTTAATGCCCTCTTCATCTGTTTTAATAAATGCATGTTCTTTTGTTAAGAGGCGCCTATCTGTTCCTATAACTGGTTGCGGGTCTGATGTTGGCATCTTAGAATCTATAATGGAGATAGTGATTGCCGCGTAAATTTGGAAAATCCGGATAAAATAAAAGGCAAGTTCCTTGCACAATTTGTTTTGCTCCCCTCGTTCCGGATTTGATGCGCCCTGAAATCCTTTTATGCTCTGAATCAGAAGTTCACCATTGGCTGCACGTGTAAGGCGAAATCGTTTAAAAAGTTTTTTCAGAGTTGCCTCTGTCATTACAATGTACTCTTTACAACTGGCTGGGTCGGCAAGCGAGTAGAGGTCACGCATATCTGCACGGCCAATAAGATTCTTGAAAATCGTGTCAAGGACGTCGCGTGTTTGCATACTAGATGAACCAAATATGGATGACCAACTGCCACCCATCTTCTACCGTGTTGTGCAGAAATTATTTAATACTTTCTAAGAGACCCTGTGCCGCGGCAGACTCTAGACGCTTCAGGCACTTCTGTAGGGTGCCCTCACTTACGTCACATACAGAGGCGATTCTTTCAAAGGAAATATCTTCTTGATAATCGCCTTTTGCCATGTGTTTGATAATATAGGCAATGACGCCGGCAGCCAGAGAGGGGGGCATATTTTCGGAACAAATCTCCTTCTCCTCTACTTCATTGGCAAGGCGAATAGCTTTTTCACAAATGTCCGTGTAAATCTCGCGACGAATCGGAAGTTTGCTCAGAGGTTTTGAGACGTAATTAGAGGCGCGTGTAGAAGGCATGGCAGAGGGGTCGGCGTGGCCGCCAGCTAAGAGACCCCGCTGGTGTGCCATGCAGAGAATCTCCTGGAAATACTTCATGGATTTCGTGAACTGGGCCGTACTGAGATGGAACATGTCCGCGATTTCCTTGGGCTTGCGCGGTTGCCCAATCTGCTTGAGGGCAGAATAGATTGATGACGCCACGACACATGTCCTTGACATTCCTCGTCGGTCACAGTGCTCTACTAACTTTACATACATGTCTTTAGCAATATCCATTGTGCGTGTGTCGAATCCATTGTTTGTAGCGGCGAGGGCGACCTGCTCAAAGACTTGGAGGAGGGACCGCTCTCTATAGGGCAGCAGGTTCCACGTATGATAGCGCCTGACACGAGCCATTGCAATCCGGGTTGATGCATTACCCCCGTGTGCATGTGATAGAATCATTGTGCCGAGGCCAGAAGTTGGAAATCGCGTGTCCATTGGTGCTCCTACGCGACAGGGGTCGCCGCCCCCACGGTCCTCTAGGCCAAAGAAGCGATACTCTGCACCCGTATCAATGGGTCGCTCCATAATCTCCCCGCAGCTCGTACAGACATTGTGGTCCTCGAAAATCCAGTCTTCTCTCGGAACACCGCATGTAGAGCATTCGCTCAAATGTTTGGCAAGGGAAGCACGGACAACGTTTTCTTTGCTAAAGGCTTCCCAGTCGAGCATTTCTTCTGGACGCCTGGGGCTATGAAGACCTGGTAGAAGAAGCTCTGTCATTTGCGTGGAGGCTGGGGGGCGGCGGTGTCCTATTAAATTTTATTGGCCACTTGGCGGCAATAAAATCTTCAGAAACTGTTTTGCAGGAAGATGCTTTACTTCTGCGAGTTTCTTCAGCCACATAATGACCCAGGCGTTGAACTGGGCCGTTGCGGCATCACGCGTTTCCTTGAAATGTGTATGTACGGAGCCAAGAGGGGCACCGGCGACTGTAATGCCGCATCCTGGGCCGCGCCGATTTATTCCCCATTCTGCCTTAAGAGTGGTGGGTGATTCTGTGCCCTGCCAGAGGCGCCACCAGCCATAGTTTTCTGTCTTGGGAAGTTTATAGACTTGGTCAGATGGCAGGGATGCAACCACGGTTTCCATAGGGACCTGTTCGTAAAAACGAGAGCCGGCACAGGCATCTCTCCAGACCCCTACAAGTTCAGGGAGGCCCATCCAAATCATTCCTACATTATAAGTGCCAAAACGGGCTTCGTCGGCTGGGCGTATCATATGCTGGCTGACAGCAAGAGTTGTACCGCTGGGTACGGTAAAAAGAGGCGCCAAGAAACATATATCGGCATCGCAAAAGAGCACGTGTGGTGCACCTGAAGCAAAAGCCCAGTCAAGGAGATTCATTTTTTCGCAGACAAAATCAAAAAAAAGGTTGGTTCGTTTTCCTGGAAGCTTTTCCATCTCTGCGCGGGTGTACTCTGTATATTCATCGAGAGTTACGCGGATTGTGAGAGGTCCTTTATAAGACAGGCTCGCAATCTTGCTTTGAACAAACGAATCACAATACAGGAATACCGCGGGGGCAGGAGTATTCCAGGTCTCCAGGGACGCCAGCAGGAGACGTAAATCATCTATAGCCGCCTTTGTTGCAAGTGTGGCTATATGTGATATGGATGTCATTCTATAAAGAGTATGCTCCTCTTTCTTAAGCGAACACGCGGTAGGCATACAGGGATGCCACGCCACCTGCGCACTGCACGGCCACATAGGACAGGAGGTTTGTCAGGGACAGGCCACCCTTTACGTACATGGTGAGGGAAATCGCGGGGTTCACGTGGGCGCCAGACAGCTTGCCGCAGAGCAGCACTACTACTGCAAGGGTCAGACCAATCACTGCAAAGTTTCCACCGGAAGCAAGGACTGACAGGGTAAGGAGAAATGTTCCAAGAAATTCGGAGAGCAAGCTTACAACGTTGGCCATTCTATATTATTCATAAAGAATATTTTTGGCCGCGCCCGCCCTTGAATAATATATTGACACATAAGAGAGATGGGAGTAAAAAACTCCTTACAGGCAGTATGGGTTCTAATACTTGGATGGTTGTTTTTTATGGTACTTCTCGTATTTTTCATTCAAGCAAAGAGCCTGTTTAATATGAATCCTCTTGTCCGTGCAAGGCAGGAGGTAATGGAGGCATTTCAGACGCAGGAAAAAGTGATTGAACTTCCTTCTTCAATTCTTGGAGGTATGACGCCCGGAGATCCCGAACTAAATACTCCTCGCCAGCCTTATGCACTCTTAAATGGATGGCTTCCGCTTTCAGATGATCCTAAATATTTAACGGCGCAGGGATGTCATGAATCTGATTTTCAAATACGCCTTGAACGCACAGGAAACTTCCGACAACTTACAAATAATTATAAGAGAGGTGACCCCGATTCTTGCTCTACACCCATACAGGAGCTCGGGCTTTCAGTATATAATACTGTGCCAATCCCCAATACTGGTTGCATTGGAGACGTCTCTGTATGAGCAGGGGATTGAACATCATCGCTAATATAGCAGACACCCTCTTTCATTACATTTACAGTCAACTTCTGTTTTGACTTTACTTCAAAGGGCTGAATCTCTCCACGTCGAGCTTGACCAACGATTCCCCAGAACTCGTCGCGCTTTCCTCGCGTCCCTTCAAACCATCCTCTATCACGTACTACGGTCTTTATAAATAGCTTCTCAATTCTCCAAGGAATTCTTTCAAGCTCAGTGTGTCCCTGAGCCTGCAATGATGCCTTTTCTTCTTCCGTATATGCGTACGTCATTTTTTCGGTTGCCGCGTTGTAAAGCAGCCATACGTGACCTTCTGGAATCATACCAGGAACTTCCCCTTTTGCTGTGGCAGATTGAATCTTTGCTTCTACATATTCGCATTCATCAATACCCGTAACTTCCATCTGGATTTGCATTTGACACCAATACTCGAAAGGGATAGTGCCATTTATTGCGCGAGTAATAGGGCATTTTATTTCGAGAAGCCTTCCCACACGCTCGGTTTCTGCGGCATCATACAGGATTCCATCTGGGCTGGCGGCCAGCAGCGGGTCTGTAGGGTGCATCAAGCGACCCGTATCAATAATCTTGCAGCCCCAGCGACTACTTAGAACTTGTTTGACGACGGGCTCGAATCGAACACCCCAGTCAAATGGTCCCATTTCAGTAGTAGCGCATGCCAGACGATTTGTCAGCTTGGCTCCTGCATCTGCAACCGGTATTACTTTCTGAAATGCAAGGGCCCTAACTGCGCGCGGAGTACCAAAGATATTGGAGAATTCCGATGCAGTTAGGACTTGTTTTCCCTGAATATACCATTCATATGTTCGCTGAGGAACTTGTGGAAGCGCGAGAAGTCTATCTAGATTTGCGCGCCTCTCTTCTACAGTAAATGTGCCCCAACCTACCGCCGTTCCCCTCTTTAGAAACTTTTCCAGGATTCCGTAGGCGATTTGGCAGGCGGCATCAATAGATGCTTCGTCAACGTTACAGCCTTCTGCGGCAAGGGACTGGATTGCTTCTTCAGATTCCTCTCGCCATTTGGCGAAACTTTTTTCATAGGAGTTGGCCGGTCGCTCGAGGTCATATACTGCAATAAGTTGGGAGACTGGTTCAAACATTTCGCCGTTTGGGAAACGCGTTCCCTCGCCGGCGCAATCAACTTTACCAGGCGCAGCCATCTTTACTACTAAATTGCTGCGACTTCTTAGGTGTTACGGTGCTGTGATGATACAACACAAGTAGAGCATCCACTGGATTCTCTACTTCTGCACACCGTCAGACGCCCCACTATTAAACTTGTTCTTGCACCTCCTGTTGTGGCTGCCCCGCTCCCCTCTTTCGGAATGTCACGGCATTTCGCTTCTCAAGAAGCTGGAACAGAATACTTCCATCCGCCGACTCATGCATAACAAGCGGCTTAATTTCCTTTATACACTCTTCTTCGGCACTGTACTCTACAGCAGTCTTTGAGTTCAGCAGTTTCTTATCCAGCGCTTTCATGAGAAGTGCCAGCAGCATTTGCTTCTCCGTGTCCTTAAAGGCACGCTTCTGCGCCAAGTCGTCTACAAAAGCCCGAATACGATTCATTCGCAAACCACGCTCCAGACGATGCCACGGCTTCTTATATGCACTATCTGCCTCCTGCTCAATCAGCCGCTGAAGAGGCTCATTTTCTCCGAAATCAATCGGGTTAGAACTAAGGTCATTTGCACCTTTACGAAATGTTCTATTGCGATTAGTCGCCATTCTATATATTTATATACGCAAGGCTTAAGGTGTCGTAGCAATCTGGCGAGACGCGTTGTGCCACGTATGTAAGACTGAGTACGCGTTGTGGGTGGGTTCACCAAGAGAAATCTCCTTTAACATTGTATTTACTCCGAGGGGGTCTTCGTGATTTTTATCGGAAATCCAGAGAAGGGGGCGCCATACTTCTTTTAGAGGTGTCCCAGGCGGCGTCTCTCTCCATGTATAAAAGAGGTTTAAATCTTTTGTTGCAGAATCCACGTGAATATAAACATAATCGCCTATTTGCAGAGGTTCTTCCAGGAGGCTGAGACCATTCTCGGATGAAAATGTTTTGGCCGCTTCCCGCCATTGCGCATCTGGTCCCTCCAAATGTATAAGATGATTTCCATTACGTTCCAAGAAGACCCAGAATTTCACAATATCTGTCCCCGCCTGCTTTACTTGAATAATCGGTACGAGGTACATTGCGCACTCTATTAAAGGTACAATCTCATTCTTCTTTAGACAAGGATGTTCAACCCCCTTGAATATGCTGGTAAGGTTCGTATACCACCGGCAAAGATGCAAGTCCGGATGCGACGAGAGGGACAAACAATGGACGCTATTAATGCTCGCCAGTTCGAGGCGTGGCAGGCGACTGTTCCCGTTCTACAGGGGGGTACTATAAGAGATGCAGCACCTCTTCTCAGCCCCGTCTCTTATGATATGGCACCCCAGGCCAGCCGCAATGACAAGCGTGATTACAGGCAGTCGCAGCCATTCGTTGCAGATGGACCTTCACTTGCAACGAATCCTTATTTCGACAGATATGATCCTACTCGTGACCCGCGTAATATGATTCGCGAAATCCGAAACGTAGTGTATGAAGAAAAAGAGGCTGACAGGGGCCTCGAAGAATCAAAGCGGCTCTTGCAGCGCGGCTATATGAGCAGATGGATGCCAGAAGGTTCCTCTGAAGAAGATTTGAAGGCGAGCCTGGAGGCGTATGAAATAATGAAGCCAAAAAAGGACGACTTTTTGAAGGAATATCGCGGCGGCGTTCGTGGGAGCGGGAGTGGGAGCGCATTTGTAGAAGAAGGCCGTTCTGCACTAGGTTCAGTGGATGAAAGTATAATGAGAACAGTTATTGGCCCCGCGCAACCTAATCAAATCTAATTTCTACTTCATGCTCATGCTTCTGCATTAATGTAGAGATTGGGGAAATTAATGAAGTAGTTCTTTTGCGAGTACTTGTCCTGCTTACAATGGTTGTAGCAGTTGTCGTGGTGCTCTCGGATACAGTCTTGCGTTCTTTCTGCTGCTGTTTCACGCTGGCATTCATTGCCTTCTCAATGGTTACGAGATTCAGTTTAATATAGTCGAGTACCCCTTTCTCGATTGCCCAACGAAAAAAGTTGAGTTTTCCAACTGTGGTTTGGAACATAGGATAGCCTTGAATTTGAAACATAATACGCTCGCGCCGACAAAAGGGATCGAACAGTTTTTTACTGTATGCCTTTAGTTGTGACTTGTAATTTGTATACACTAGAAATTCCTGGTTCTGATAAATATAGGAAATATTGTGCTGTTTTGCATAGTTTGTGACAAACCAGTCGATGAGTCGCAGAGAAATCTCGGATGTTCCCTCTAGTAACTTCAAGACCTCTCCTTTATCTTCGCGCGCAGAATAAAATCGTTGAAGACTGCTTACTACGAGTTCTTGCTTGCAATGAATCTTTCTGCGACGAGTCTGGGGGTCAGGGTCAACACGGACACTTGAGAGTTCACCAAGCGGGTCCATAGAGTCTAGATTTGTTCGAGTAAAGTTCTTAAGCCTTTTTTCGGCATTATGACTAGATACGGGGACATCATGAATACTCCTCCACCCGGCTATAATCCGTCAGATTCGATGTTGTCAGGTGGGACAACCCCTATAGTTGGTGTTCAGGGTGGTGGGGCCCAGCAAAAAACAAAACGGGCAAAGCGGTCTTTTTCCACTACACGGAAAGTTCAAAATGTGGCAAAGCGTGATTTGGAGGGAGGTAATGATACACCAGCTGTAACACATATTCGCCTAACTGTTAATAAAACAATAGGGGGGGTTGGAACCGATTATGCAATGGCATCTTTTTCAATTGTAAACGGGACTTCCACCATCTGGCCATGGCCCGCGAATACGGTAGTATATCCTGTTACAGTCGGTACAACTGACAGAATTCCATTAACTACTGCGCAAGCAAATGACGGTGGCCCACAAAATCTATTAAATGAAAGAAATAATATTGGAAAATATTTTCCCTGGTTTCCTAGGGGCACGGGAAGTCAAAATCCAGCAGCAGTAATTTTTGCTTTAGGTGTACCTACAAGATTTAATGCATATAAGTTTGGAGTAGCAGATGCTCGTGATAGAACACCTAACCGTTGGAAATTAGAATATTCAATTGATGGAATTAACTTCATAACATTTGATGATAGAAGTAACTCTGACCAAACTATTCCTCCAAATCCAGGTGATTATACCCAGATTTTTCCCGTAACATTCCCCCTTCCCCCCGCTATTGTAATGGCTCCCACTGGTGCCACTGGTGCTCCCACTGGTGCTGCCACTGCCACTGGTGCTGCCACTGGTGCTCCCACCGCCACTGCCACTGGTGCTGCCACTGGTGCTCCCACTGCCACTGCCACTCCCGCTGCCACTGGTGCTGCGGCCCCTCCAGGTTGTGCAATAAACCCTGTTGCCACCACAATAGGTTCGTCTGATGCTATTGCTGCCACTACATTTTCTACTCCTATTGTTACTACCTACGCCGGCAAAGGCACTGCAGGACATCTCCCCAATATTTACAGGCCCGCATCCTTGACCCCTGTAAGAACAACCCCCCAACAACAGTTCAGCGTGCCTATTACAGCGGCAGCCTTTAACACTCCTAAAAATATTTGCATTGATTCTAGCGGTAATATATATGTTTCAGATACTGCAAATAGTGTAATAAAAAGGATTTCAAATGGTATTACTACTCTGTTTGCGGGTGCGGATGCGGAAAACAAGGCAAATGGAACATTCAGTTCTCCCCGCGGCCTAGTCATGGATTTTGCGGGAAGGAATCTATATATTGCAGACGCGTCTTCTATAAAAAAGATAAATATTGCCTCCAAATCCGTAACAACTTTCTGCGGCAATGCGAATTCCCCCGGATTTACCGATGGCAATGCGAATTCCGCCAAGTTTAATACTCCCACTTATTTGGACATTGATTCTACGGGAAATCTCTATGTTGTCGATTCTAGAAATAGTAAAGTGCGTATCATAAATACTTCTGGAATCGCGAGTACTCCCTCGTGGAACACAAACTTCCCCTGCCCTCCTATATGCGTACGCTGCAGTTCAAATGGAACTCTATACGTGGCGTTAATGAATGGCTCTATTTACAAGGTGTCTCCCGCAGGCAGTGTGAGTGTATTTAGTGGTTCGGGAAGGTTAGGGTTTTCCGACGGCCCCAGCTCATCTAGCTCGTACAATGTTGTATCAGGTATGATTCTTGATAGTGCAAATAACCTGTATTTGGCCGACACGGGGAATAATCGCATAAGAAAAGTGGAATCTACAGGGAGATCTTCGACAATCATTGGTGATGGCTCTGCGGGTATTAAAAATACGGATGCATCAACTGGGCCGCTTCAAGTTAGTTTGAAAAGTCCAAATGACATTGCCATGGATCGCTCTGGTAATCTATATATAGTAGATACGGGGAATCACGTAATACGGCATGTGGCTATTGCACCACCAAAAGCGGATCAACTATTAAATGAAATAACAAATATACATAAGTCGATTCAAACAGATGTACAGCTTTTGACAGACTCCTCTGCGAACCCTTCTTCTATTCAACAGGGTATTAAAAATATTATTACTGGATTTCTGCGAATCCATTCACTCAATATTCAGGCGATGAATTTGTATCCTTCTCTCCAGGAAACTCTGGCATCTTCTGTGGCAAACTTGCAGCCAAATATGGCAGCGCTGAGTACGTCTGGCCCCTCAGTGGGTGGAGCACTGCTACAAATGGGTGGCGACTCTCTTTTCTACGATAGTAGCCTTATTAAAATGTCAGCTGACCAGCTCCAAAAAAAAAAATTTGAGTCTCCTTTAAAAGATGGTGATGTCCCTTCTGTTGTAATAGGTGCAAGAATAGAACAACAACGACAGTTTAACCAGAAGATTGAGAAAGATCAAACAACCACTCAGGCAGGAATCAAAATACCGAAATTCGGATTTTATGATAAATGGGGTCCCGCGGACCCGAGCAAACTACATGCAAATGTTGATACGGTAATGGTGCCCCTTCTTAATAATTTATATGCCATTCGTAAACCGAGTGTAGGGGCAAGGGAAAACTGGAAGAGGCTTTTATTTACGCAAGAGGAAGCCAACTTTTTGAATGATAGTAAAGTCACACCAGGCATACTACAAGAAGTATTTGCAAAACGCTATGAACTTACTATTAATCTTGTAGATATTAATTCTGCAAATCCCACTGTAAATTCTCTTATACAGATTGGACCAGCCCCCGAGTATAAAATAGAATATCCGAAGGAAAAAATCACAGACACAAGGGGGAAATTATTTCTCTTTTTGGAAAAAAATATTACCAACTATTTTGACGCAAAGGACCCGCTAGAGCCAGGTGTCAGAGCCCGCGTACATGATACGGATCCTCCTATTATTGAAGTAAGAAATCCTCTTATTACTGGCAAACCCACTCGAATAACTATGCAACTTGATTTTCCTCAGGCCTTTATGCAAAAAGATGATATTAAGGGACTCGTGTATGCCCTCGAAGGCCGTCTTAAGATTAAACCTATTACGATTATTGAAAATGCGTCATTTAATCCAGGATTAGACCCTTCAAAAGTTTCGTGGCCTGTGCGACTTGCAGATGCTCTCACGAAAATTGCGGATGGCAGCTGCCGCGTAGATTATAAGATTGCATGGTTAAATAAATGCAGTGGTGTAAAAGATTTTATCAAACAAATTGCGGATTTCCATATGAAAAATGATGATAGAATGCGTATGGATACTCTGTTGACGATTAACAGTATGAAAATGTTGAAACGAGAGGGTGTTACAACGGCAATGTCAACGGACCCCTACAAATATACTGGGATTGCTAAACTTATTAAGGCAACAGAATTGGAAACGTTTACCGAGGGCGGTGTAGCCGAGATTGATTTCGCAGTTAAATTCAATTATACTAGTGATCAATACTCTAGGAATGTTGCACTTCATGAGATGGATGGAAGCGCGGTAAACTTTACCATTGCGCGCTTAGTCATTCCAGCAAATGGATTAAACTTTAAGGATGCAACAGAATTATTGAAAAAGGAATATGCTCAACTCTTGAATCAAAATCCAAGATGGAACTTTTATCCGGCTACATAGTGCCTTTTTATACGCTGCTATAGTAGAATGCCAAAGACTTGGCGGATACAAAGGAAAAAGAATGGGAATAAGTCCCGGACACGGCGTAATAGACATACTAGCAAAAGGGGAATGACGACTCGTGCTGGTAAACGCGCAGGTAAGAGATCCCGGTTCATGTCGCGTAAGATTGGCAGCATTCATTTTGGAGGTGGTCCTTCATTCACCGACTATTCTTCTATTGGAGGTGGGGCCCCCTTCACTGTCTATAGTTCTGCAACTAATAGGACTGCAGCAAATGCCACTAAAGCAATTAATGTTACGCTTTTCAATATAATGAATAAAAAAGGCACCGGTACTGCAAAAGTTGGTCCTAGTTTTGTAGATGTGGTTAATAGCTATAATAAAACTATGACTGCTGCTAATACTGGTGTTACTG